TTGTCTCACTATTAGTTGCTAATTCAGATATACCCGAAACTGTAGTTGTAGCAGTGGGTGTTGATAAACTTCCTGGACCAAATATTTTTACAATCGTATTATCACTGGCTCGCATAAAGCCACCAATGCTGTTTATATTTGCGTTAAGTGCTATCTCACCGACAGCAGGTAAATCAGATGTACTAGGAGTACTATCCTGTACAACACTATTCTTTAATTTAATTTGAATTGCCATAGTTTACCTTGACTTAACTAAAGGATACATCAATTTAGTAAGTTCCTCCACTAAGTACGGAAACATTTTGAAAAGAGCCACCAGATTGTAGTACTAATATTTGACCTGTTGTTGGGCTGCTGATCGTAACGTCAGACAAGTCATTTAAACTGGACACACTACCAGGTCCAGATAATGTATCAATTCTATCCCAATCATTTAAGCCCATACATAAACACCAATCACCTGCATCAAATGATGTAGAAGGTACAACTGCTGTTCCATTACCAGGCGTTATACAAACAAAATAAGCACCTGTTAGTGATGCTGTCCCTGCTGGAATTGCATTACCAACACTAAAACCTGCTGATACTCCAAAACTTGTAAGCGTCACTATTAAACCATTTGTTGCATTAAATGTTCCACAAAATCTAAGGTTTTCTTCTGATAATCTTCCAAAACCAACAGAAAAGAAACTGTTACCGTTAAATATTCTTAGTTGGCCCGTAGATTCCTGTAACCAAAACACACCAGTTGGCAGATCAGATATATCGGGTGATGCTTCCTGTATAAATCCAGTAGATAAGTTTGCCAACTTATCCATAGTGATTGCATCATTAGCTACAAAAGCTGTACCAAACGTACCAGTAGTAATTTTTGAAGTAGCTAAATCGGGAATATCACTAGCAGCAAGAGTTGCTCCAGCAGTGACAAAACCTTTTGCGGATACTGTTACTTTTGGATATGTACCTGCTGTTACACCACTGTCTGCTATTGATAAAACACCTGTACCTGAAACTGTTAAAGGAGCAGAAGATGTTGGTACTGATAGACCTCCAATAGTTGAAGCTGTAGCTGCTGGTAAATCAGATGCTATTAAAGCAGCAGTAGCTGTAATTAATCCTTGATCGTTAAAAGTAATTCCTGATCTAGTTGCACCAGTAACAGTATTATTTATTGATAATGCACCTGCTGCTGTAACAGCTAAACCACCTGCTGATGGTACGCTTACACCGCCAACTGCTGATGTTGTAGCTTCTGGTATATCACTTGCAACTAATGCTGCTGTAGATGTTATCAATCCTTGTGCATTATATGTAATACCATTTCTTGCAGATGCACCACCTGATACTGCATTATTAATTCCTAAATTACCTGATGCTACATTTAATGACCTATCAATATTTGCTGTATTTAACTTAGCTGCTGTAATTGTTCCATCTGTTATTTTTGTTCCTGAGACACCTGAGATTTTAGCGTCAGTAACAGCAGAATTTAATATAGCAGCCGTATCAACAGCATTATCTGCTAATTCACTAGAACCTATTGCATTAGCAGCAATTTGAGTGGCAGTAATAGTATCATCAGCAATTTTGGCAGCGGTAACTGCACTGTTGGCTAAATCGCCTGTTACAATAGTTCCGTCTAATATCTTTGCACTTGTTACGGACTGTGCTCTTAGTGATAATGTATCGACTGAATCATCAGCTAGTTCAGTTTGACCTATAGCATTAGCAGCTATATGACCAGAAGTAATAGTGCCAGTGGCGATCTTTGCTCCTGTAACAGCAGTGCTTGCAATAGCAGCAGTATCTACTGCATTGTCTGCTAACTCATTTGCAGTTACAGAATTATTTGCAAGTTGAGTTGAAGTAACAGAAGCAGCAGTTAACTTTGCTCCTGGAATATCACCATCACTAAAATTAGTTTTTACAAAAGTAACAGCACTATCAGCTATCTTTGCAGTTGTTACAGATGTTGCTGCTAACTTAGCTGTTGTTACATTTAAATCTGTTATTGCTGCTGTATCTACTGCATTATCTGCAAGCTCACTTGAACCTATGGCATTTGCTGCGATTTGCGTAGCTGTAATCGTATCATTTGCTAATTTTGCACCAGTTATTGTTGCATCTGTGATTTTTGCATTAGTAACTGCACTATCGGCTAAAGTTGCAGTAACAATTTGTCCTACAGACAGAGGATAACTAAGTGCTGTAGCTGGTATTGATGCTGCATCTACTAATCCAAAAGCACCTTGTACAAAGTTTTTTGCAGTTATTTTTTTCGTTTCTGTTGCACTAACATCAGCAACCGCAATCGGGTCTGCTGCTTGCAGTTGGGCTGAACTTAATTCTGATAATTGTGTAATCTGTAGATCAGCCATGTCAAGTCGCTTTTAAGTACATCATAAATCTTATTTTAAGGATCTTCAAGTAAAATACCATCTCCATCCTCTTGCAATATCTTATCACTACTTTCTAATAACAAGAATGATGGTGGAACTCCATTATGTAGTCTTATCTCACTATTAGTTATAAATTCTATTCGTGCTTCTATTAAACCACTTGCAGGTACATTAACAGCTACATTAGTAACAACACACATTGATTGATACCAAACGCTATTTGTAGTTTGACTTGGGTCGTGATACACATAAAATCTTCCTTCAAAATCTGCTCCCTGCTGCATACGCACCAATAATTGACTTAAGTAAACAGGAAATTCTGGGCTGTTAAAATCAGCCGTATCGTTTTGAAAGTTTCTATGTTGCCATATTGTTTGTATTGTTCCCTGTCCTGATATAAGACCATTTTCATATTGCCTTCTAAATTCTTCTCCTAAATTTGTAACGTCAACAGTATCTCTTGTTGTTGTAATTTCAAATTCAGTAATTTTTGCAAGTGGTCTAAATCTAGTATTTCTAGTACGAATTAATATATCTTTTGTAGATGATGGTGCGGTTAACGTAAGTGCATCTGTAACTTCACCAGCTAAAGCCGTAGCAAAAGTGTTATATAACTTAATCCCACCCATATCATCAATATGAATATATTTACGAAGATCGGGAAAATTATGATTGGCTAATAATTCTAAATTACTTCCATCAATTGTTTCTATTTCAACTTGATCTCCTGTGATTAACGATCCAACAACATTTTCAACAGAAAATCTTTTCTTAGTAGTATTAACGTCAGCAGGGTTTAAAGATGTTGCTATTGCAGAATTTAAGGCATCACGTTTTAACTCAATAAAACCTGTCGATCCAAAATATACAGCCATTTAGAAGTCAAATCCAGTAGGTGCTCCATTTGCTTCAAAACTAATATCCCCCGCTGTAACTTCTCCTACCGTGCTTGTCATGGTAAAACTCGTTACTATACCTTGAAATTGTATAAATCTACCAGTCGTAGATCCATCTTTTATTCTTAATCTAAATTTCATAGAAATCGCCTCGCTAGTACCATTTTCACCTGGATTACCAGCAGCTTTAATTATATTGTTCATTAAGGCACTAAGCTTACCAGAACCTGCTTTGGGAGATGTCTGATAATAATAAATACTGGCATTACCTGTATAACTTCTAATACCGTTAGTTATCGTTCTATCAGTATCACCTAATGAAACAGTTTCTAATACTGATTGATTAAAACTAAAAGACCATGATCTAACTCTAGCGACTACATCATCATCTATTAATAATTCACCTTCTTTACCAGAATAAAAGCCAGACATTGTTTTAGTTTAATTTTAAATACATTCTAATCCCCATCGAGGCAAGCGACAAATTTACATTGCACATTTGATCTATTTGGTCTAACACTTGTAACAGTAGGAGGACCATCAAATCTATACCTTAACAAAAGTTTTCCATCACCATCACTTGCTCTGACTTTATCAAATAGTATACTGTCTGTTGTGGGAGGAAGAGTAATACCTGCTAATGCGTCACCACCATGAAATTCAAGATAATCATAATCAGAATTAACTTCTTCATAAGTATTTAAAATTAAATTTACATCATCATCTGTAAGATTTGTAAATCCTAAGGTTAATTTTGCATCTACTTGCTTATTACCATATCTAAGAACAGTTTTTGCACCATTTTGTGAAACAAATTCAGTTTGCGGGTACTTTCCAGGAGTAAAAGTCCTAGAAGAAGGTTTTATAGGTGGAAAATTTCTTTTATTTGCCATTTAACCAGTTTCATCAGGATCAGAAAATATATCTGAATCATAATCTAAAATAGATAATTTTCCATTTTCATTTAAAGGTTGATGTGTTGCCGTTAATTGTACAAAACCTTCATCTGTATATGTAATAGATTCTATTTTATAAATACGATCAGCAGTATTTGTTTGTTGAATAGTAAAAACAGAATTTCTGAATTGACTTGAAGCTCGACCATTACTTGCAGTCAAAGTAGCCTCTTTTGGTTCGCCAAAGTCATTACCATTTGTGTTAAAAGGCCTCCAATAAAAAATCTTAGCCCCTATGGGGTTTGAATTGCCTTGTGATTGTATAATTCCCTCGGCAGATATATAGCCATTTTCAAATCTATCATTATGTGTAATTTCAGAAAAGAATCTAATATAATCGCCCGGTTGTAATGACATTGCAGATTCAGGTGTAGTTTCAAAACTTATACCATGATCTACAAATTTTCTTACAAGAAGTGCATATTTTACAAACTCTTCTGCATGATTTCGGGATGTACAAAAATTAGACATATCAAAAATTTCTCTAGGGTCATTTTCACTGCCACCTAATTCTTCTCCAAGTCTTAAATCTAAAACTTCAGTCTTAGCAAAACCATTTTCTACTTCTTCACGATATAAAACTCTTGCCTGGAATAACTGCCTTTCTTCTGGTGATAAAAAACTAACTTTTAAATTTCTAGTATTACCATCAGTAAATAATGCTTTTACTAAATCTTTTCCTAAGACATCTCGATTAATTTCATTATCTGAATTTACAGGAACTGTTGGTATTAAAGAAAATTGTCCACCTTTAATAGTAAAATCTAATAAACAAAAAATTGCATTTTGATAGATAAATTCTCTTAAATTTTGTTGTTGTGTAATAATGCCATCCCAATAAAAATTATTTGCTTCGCAAAACTGAGAGGCTTTTTTCATATCTTCTTTATTTATTTGAGTTACCCCAATTAAATTACCCGCCCCATTTATACTATCTGTTAACAAGTGGTAGGTAATATCAGGAAATAAATTAGATGAACCATTTGAACCTGTAATTAAGTTTTCTACTTTTATTCCGTTTTTAACATAAACAGATAGCTGAGAAAAATTATTAAATTCTTTACTACTATTCATTTTTAAACCAACATTTGATAATTGGCTATAAGGTAAAAAATCTTCATCTATACTATTTGCTCTTACTAATTCATTTACATAGGTAATTTGATGTTCAGGCTGGTCTAAATGTGAAGGCCTTTCTGCATCAAATTTTATGTAGTCAGCAATAGCATCATAAGGATTTAAGTTTTGACCTTGTGGCCATGGTTCTGTTACAAAAACACCAAAATTTACACTACAAAAAACTTTTTCATTACCAAAAGAATCAAAAGGAATAGTAACTGCATCACCTTCTTTATAACCACTACCTTTATTTGTAATTTTCCATTTTTTAGCACCATTATCAAATAATTCAACTTTTACTGTTAAACCTGACCCAGAACCACCTGTAGGGTTTACTTCTTTTGGGTAACCTGAAACCATACCTTTTTCTACAGTTTCTAATCTTGACTTTACTATTTCATATTGGTCCATAAATACCTGTCTCGCAGGTCTGCCTTTTGTTCGAAATTTTGCATTGCCGGGGTGGTAACGTATCCCATCTTTTATAACATTATATTTAGTATCATTTTCAGCGAAAGGACCAAAAGGTCTTTTTGAGTCAGTATATTGACCTTGTGATCTATTATCTATAAAGAACAATAAACCAGTTCTTTTTCTAGGATAACCAAAAGCAACTTTTACCTGCTGTTGGCCTACATACGTTCTTTTTTTTGAATCACCATTGTAAAGTGTTTCAAATGGTACATACTCTTCTTTAGTCCTTGGCGTTCCAACAGTAAAACGATCAAAAGATAAGACTTTACCTTGATCTGCATCTTTAGCTTGCGGTATTTCTCCTAAAAACCATTCAGGGTTACTAGCTCTTGAGGCAGTTAAAACATAATTAGATTGCCCATTAAAATATATTGAAAAATTACCAACAGAAAATTGGTCTAATGTTGTACCAGTTAAAAGATTTATTTCTTTCCCTATATATTGAGATTTTATTTTATTACCGGGTACTGGCTCTAATTTAAACTCTCTTAAGTTATCAGCGTTATGGTTAATTCTTATAAAATTGTATTGAGGTTGTGGTGTCCTTCCTAAAACAGCAAAAGGTTTATCACTTATTTTAGTCCAATTATCCTCACCTACAGTTCTTGTATATAACTCAAAAAAACTATATCTTTTTACATATTTACTCATTTGGCCAAGAGAAATATTACCATCCTTTTTTTCATAATCGTGTACTGTTCCATCACGCCCTGCATTATCAGGTTTGCCATAATATCTCCAAAAACCGGGATGGCTATTAACATTTGCAAAACCAGTAATCTGTTTATTTACAACAGACTTAATACCAATTTCTGTAGTATGGCATTTATAACTATTAGTAATAACTCCAATAGCACATTTTTGAATTATCAAAGTTTCATACGGACTATGTGCTTGCTTTACACCCTTTACTTCTACTTCACCTGATTCAATAATTTTAAATTTAAACATTTTTGTTTTATTTTCTTCCCAAATGCCGTCAGAACCTGAACTACTTAATTGGCTACTAATACAAATACCTTTTGCCGTTCCAACAAGATATTGCTCCCCAATTGCTAAAGTATCGTCTGTATTTTCTCTATCAGCATTTACAGATGATGCAACATCTTCAGCACTCCAATCACTAAAATCAAATTCTTTAACAGGGTTAAATGATGCTATTTGATAACGTATAAGATCACCTTTTACAACATTGTACTTGCCATGGTTTACATTACCATTTACTCTAGCTACGGCTTGGTATCGAGGAAAATTTGTTTGGACTTTTTGTCTTTTAATAATAGTTTT